CAGCTGATGCTACTGAGTATCAAGTTGTTCAGACTGGATACTATCGCGTAGTTGCAACTGCAGGTGATGCAACAGTTGCATTTAATGGTGGTCCTGCAATCACCTTGATTCAAGATCAGGCACTTCTGCTCAAGGGCGGCAAACCTGGACAAGCAAGGATTATTAAGGCAGTAGATGACTCTACCGCAGACTATCAACTTGGCACAAATATTGGTGAACTTAGTAATACCCATCCATTCTCCGTTGGAGATTTTATCGCTGTAGAAGATGCTAGCACCTCTCCTGCTATCGATTCCAACTTCCTTTCTGCTGGCACCGCTGGCAAGAAAGTCACTGCTGCAACAGGAAACACAATCAGCACTGATATCGATTCATCTTCTGCATCTGCTGATTATACTTATGCTTACAGCGGACCTCAAGCAATCGTCAAGCGTTGTGTAAGTATTGCTGCAACTGGTAATGCAATCGTTGTTGAAGAAATTCAAGTTGTAGGCGGTTGATATGCCACTCGTTAACCAGGAAGCAGAAAGAATTGCTAGAGGGATGAAGAAAAATCGTCATCGCTTTAGAGAACTTTATGGCAAACGTGACAAAGAAGTCATGTATGCCACTGCTAATAAGTTAGCGCAGAAGAAGCAAGTAAAACAAAAAACCTGGAAATCTGGCATGGGATTTAAAGAAGAAGTCGTTGCAGAGAAGTGTGAAACACGCTATTGTCGCCTTTGTAGAAAGAAGGAGACCCGTAAACAATGTGCTTATGGTGGTGTGATGTGGGATCGTTATGCAGTCAAAGATGCTACTAAAGAAGAACAAAGAGACGCCGCAGAAGAGTCTGGAATCTCCAATGGTCCTGACGGTATGGGAGAAAGTCTTGAAGATGCGGTCCTCGAAGGGAACAAAAGTGGTGATAGTTCTCTGCGTGACTGGTTTAGCAAGAGTAAGTCTTCTGATGGCAAGCCTGGGTGGGTTCAACTCGGTGGTAAATATGCTGGAAAACCCTGTGCAAAACAACCAGGACAAACAACAAAACCCAAGTGCGGTTCAAGTAAGATGAAGCGCAACCTAAATAAAGACGAAGAGGAAGCAGCATTCCGTCGTAAGAATGCTAAAGATCCTAATCCCGATCGTAAAGGTAAGGCAATCAACGTGAAAACAGAAGCAACTTATCCTCAAGACTTTAGAAATGCCGATGGTTCTAAGAAAACTGTCGCCAAGAAAAAGACTGGTAGACCTAACGCTCAAGGTGATTATGGTAAGAAAGACCTCAATGAAAGAGGTGATTTTTGGCATCCCGATCCCGACAAGGATCGTAAATTGGGTGGTCCTGGTGCAAACCAGCGTGCTCGTGAAGATCGTGGAGCATCCTCTGGAACTCGTGGTAGTTCCGATAAAAAATTACGTCCTGGTGAATCTTATATGCAATATGCAAAACGCATGAAGGCAAAAAAAGAGTCTGTTGAGATTCAAGAGGGCGAAAAAGACGCTTGTTATCATAAGGTAAAATCTCGTTATTCTGTTTGGCCAAGTGCATATGCCAGCGGGGCATTGGTCAAATGCCGAAAAGTCGGTGCAAAGAATTGGGGTAACAAGAGTAAGAAAGAAGAATTTGAAGGTAATCTTTCATTCCAAGACTTCCAAGAGAAGGCAATGAAGTGTTGGAAGGGTTACGAAAAGAAAGGAACACAAACACTTTTCGGCAAGAAATACAACCGCTGCGTCAAAAAGGAAGAGACGCAAAATGAATCTGCAGCCTGGACAAGGAAAGCAGGAAAGGCAAAGTCTGGAGGACTCAATGAAAAAGGACGAAAGTCTTATGAAAGAGAGAATCCTGGATCAGACCTTAAGGCACCATCAAAGAAGGTTGGAAATCCCAGGAGGGCATCCTTCTGCGCTAGAATGAAAGGTATGAAAGCAAAGTTGACTTCTAAAAAGACTGCTTCTGATCCCGATTCTAGAATCAATAAATCCCTCAGAGCGTGGAATTGTTGACAAACTGTCACAACGTGCTACAATAAATAAGTAAACCCACTATACAAGGATACTGCAGCAATGACTGATCCAAAGGAAGTTTCGTCTTTTTCCATGGAACGGAAGGAGTGCGAAAAATGTGGTGCCGTTTGGTTGAACGGTCAGCATATGTGGACAGGAACTGGTCGGAAAGGTAACGAATTAGATCTGGCTGGACTCGTTTGCAACAACATTTCAACAGAAGATCCCGACTATGATAAATGCATAAATGCTAGTCGTGGACAGATAGGTGGACAGACCTGGGACTATCGAAGAGGGTATGTAGACGGTCAGTTAGATGCTAGGATGCCAAAGTCAGAGAACCTTGACAAATAGCATTAAATAATACTTAAGGTAAAAACTTCATTGAGTAAATAGTCTTAGATGCTATAACTTAATGAAGTTTTTTATTGCCTTATTCGCTTCATTGTTTCTTGCCCTTCCCGCATGGGCAGTAGACGTTCAAATGGGTTCCAATGGCAATCTTGTGTTTGATCCTGCTGAGGTTACTATCTCTGCTGGCGAGTCGGTGCATTTTGTTAATAATATGCTTCCTCCTCATAACGTTATCGTTGAAGATCATCCAGAGTTAGGTCATGAAGCCCTGGCAATGATGCCTGGTGAAGAGTTCGATGTTGCATTCCCTGATGCAGGTGACTATACTTATTGGTGCGGTCCTCATAAGGGTGCTGGCATGGTAGGAACTATTCACGTCGAATGAATCCAGACTATAAAAGAGAATTTTATAAGTCCCTAAGAGAACGCATCAATCAATTACGGATGCAACATCTTTTTGAAGAACCATGTCCTCTTTATGAACCAGAGTGGGAAGAAGACCACTATTGGGACTGTAGATTAACTTACGACTACGAAGATGAAGAATCTTAATGTATTAGTCTTAGACATAACGGTTACACTACTCGACTTCTTATACAGGGGTCGAGACTATCAAAGATTTTGGGTGCTTGAGGAAATTGCTCGGGCACCCTATTTTGCATTTTTAAGCGTGTTACACTTTCGTGAAAGTATGGGTCTTAGAGGACCTGAGCACCTATATTTGATGAAAGAACATTTCGATCAATCGATCAATGAAACAGAACATCTTGAATATATGGAAAGCAGGGGCGGTAATGCTTATTTTATCGATCGCTTTGTCGCCAAACACCTCGTCCTTATCTATTATTGGGTCAATGTGGTTTATTACTGGTTGGCTCCTAAGTCTGCATACCATCTATCCTACGAGGTAGAAATACATGCAGCAACAACATATGCCAAGTATCTTGCATATGCTGGTCATGACGACAAAATTCTAGAAATACTCAACGATGAGTTGACTCATTCTAGAGAACTACATAAAGCAATGGAATTAATCAAATGAAAGTAGGAATCATTGGTCTCGGACGGATGGGCGAAGGCATGTCCCGACGTATGATCAAAGCAGGAATTGAAGTTCATGGTTATCGCAACAATGTTCAAAAAGCTGAAGAACAATATGAGAAGGGTTATATCAGTGGATTTACCACTTCTCTGGAAAGCCTTGTTCAAGTAGTCCACAACCAGGAAGGTCTGGTTGGTAAAGCGCCAGGTGTCTTTATGATGGTGGTGCCAGCAGAAACAGTGGAGGAAACACTCAATGAGTTACTACAGTTTTGTAGTGAAGGAGATATTATTATTGATCACGGTAATAGTAATTTTAAGGACTCTCGCAGACGGGCAGAAAGGCTTGCTAAATTGGGCATGTCGTATATTGACTGTGGCACTAGTGGCGGGGTTTACGGTCTGGAGCGTGGATACTGTCTTATGGTTGGTGGTGCAAATTTTGCAGTATCCGCCTGCGCTCCAATCTTTAGGGCATTGGCACCAGGTATCGGAGGTGCTCCCAGAACTAACCCTCTAGATCAGTGGGAAACATCTGCTGAACATGGTTGGTTGCACTGTGGACCACCAGGTGCAGGTCACTTTGTAAAGATGGTTCACAATGGAGTTGAGTATGGAATCATGCAAGCATACGCCGAAGGCTTTAATATCCTGCATGAAGCTAATGCTGGGTCAGCTTACGTTAAAGCGGGCGATGCTGAGGTTGCTCCGATGGAGAATCCAGAAGATTATTGCTACGATATTGACTGTGCTGAAGTGGCTGAGTTATGGCGTCGTGGTAGCGTGGTCGGCAGTTGGTTATTGGATCTTACTGCGGATGTATTACGGGGCAATACTGAGCTTGATAAGTTCGATGGAGGGGTTTCCGATAGCGGTGAGGGTCGCTGGACTGTTCATGCCGCTGTCGATCTGGGTGTTCCCACTCCTGTTATTTCTACGGCGTTGTTTGAGCGTTTTGAATCTCGTCGTTTGGGCGCTTTCGCGTTCAAGGTTCTCAATGGAATGAGGTATATGTTCGGAGGACACAATGTTCGCTGATGCACTTAAATGGATCGCGATACCCTTTGTGGTATCCACAATATATTTCGGGTTACGAAAAGGTGAAAATGATTACTACGACTCAGATGACTACGATGGAAACGGAACCGCTCACTAGACGCATTGTTATCTTCGGCGCTGCTGGAGATTTATGTAAAAAGAAACTTATTCCAGCACTCTATGAGTTATGGAAAAAGAAACTTCTCCCAGAAAATATTTTGATTGTTGGAGCATCTCGTAGAGATCTTTCTAAAGATGTTTGGTTGGAAAAACTTGGAGAGTATCCTCAAGAGTTTACTGTCTGGTTAGATTTTATTTCTTGCGATCTTGACTGCCAAGAGAGTCTGATGAAGCTTCATGACGATAGTGCAGACACCACTTATTTCTTATCTGTTCCACCAGAAAGGTATGAAAATGCAATCATCAATCTTAAAGAGGCTGGGTTCTTGGATGATCCAGATCACTCCCGCGTGGTTATCGAGAAACCCTTTGGGCACGATTATAAATCTGCTGGTCATCTACAGTCTGTGGTGGAGCGACATCTACGCGAAAAGCAAGTCTATCGCATTGATCATTATCTCGGCAAAGATACTGTTAATAACATACTTACTACTCGGTTTAGTAATATTCTGTTGGAACCACTTTGGAACAGGAATTACATAGATGAGGTTCAGATCTTTGCAACTGAGACAATCGGTTGTGAGGGTCGTGCTCAGTATTATGAAACTGCAGGTGCAGTTCGTGATATGCTGCAGAACCATATTCTTCAGGTTCTGTCATTGATTGCTATGGAACCACCGTCTAGGATGAATGCTAGGGAATTAAGACGTGAGAAGACAAAAGTCTTAGCAGCGACTACAATGTCACCGTCTATCATTCTTGGTCAATATGACACATATCGTTCTGAAGAGGGTGTTGATCCTAACAGTTCCACTCCTACCTATTTTGCTGGCACTTTATTCGTCAATAACTGGCGTTGGGAAGGAGTTCCTTTTAACGTCATGACAGGCAAACAAATGCCTTATGGATGTGTGGAGGTTGTTATCAAACTAAAAGCACCACCTCTCAATTTATATGAAGGTGAAACTAATGATCGTATTGTTATGCGTTTACAACCAAATCCTCATTTAGATATTCGTATGGATATCAAATCTCCTGGATTGAGTGATGACGTTGAAGAGGCAACTCTAACACATTCATATCCTCAAGACCGAGCGATTGATGGGTATGAGAAACTTCTTTATGATGCACTTCATGGAGACCAGTCTCACTTTGTTCATGCCGATGAAGTGATGGAATCTTGGCGTATTGTTGATGACCTTCTATGTGTGGGTGATCAATGTCAGATTCGCACCGCCCCATATGTATATCGACCTGGTTCTTGGGGACCGCAACACAAGGTTAATAGCATTGCAAATTGGGATTATCCAGCATGAAAAAAGAAGACGAAGAAAAGAAAAAACGAATAGAACAGATCAGTAAGCATCTTCATCCCCATGATGATGAACCAGACCCTACTGCTTACATGGGAAACTATAACTTCCCACAAATGCTGTTTGCTTTCTGTCTTGGATTTGTCACCATGTTTGTTTTGTCAGTCAATGAGATAAACAATTTCAAAGGTTGTCCACTACCCGAGTATTTCCAAAATGAGTCACGTTCAGCTCCTGGTTAGATCTGTTATGCAAACCCCATGGGCACTAGGCGTCATGGGGTTTTTCTTAGTATTTGTTCCCATCATTGGTATGCATCTTGTCCATAAATATGGATGGGAACATTGGGAACCATTTAGTCGTCATGAATCTGATACTTCGTCCTCTGAATGATATCAATGATGTAACTTGGAGTATTGTCATTTCTCTGATAATACTCCTTGCTGGTGTTTTTTACGTCATCGTCTATATACTAGGCATAGACGAACGAGAGGCGCAAGAGAATGGGAGCAATGACACCACCAAGTCGGAAGAGTTGTTACAACTTTCGAGTGATAAAAATAAATAGAGTCGTCGATGGGGATACGATCGATGTCACAATTGATCTCGGTTTTGACCTTTATAAAAAAGAGAGAGTTAGAGTTGCTGGTGTGGACACGCCTGAGAAACGCACAAGAGACCTCGAAGAAAAAGCATTAGGATTAGATGCGACAGCTTGGCTCAAAGAAAAATTGGATGGTGCCATTAGTGGGGATGATGATCTTATTATTCGCACTGAGCTTGTTGGTGGTGTCGGCAAATATGGTCGTCTCCTCGGTTGGTTATATATCGGAGACGCCGCAGTATCACTCAACGAAGACATGATTACTGAAGGTTACGCCTGGGCATACGATGGTGGAACCAAAAAGAAAGACTTTGAAGAACTGCGCGAAATTCGCAGACAGCATGGGACATTAGTATGACCCCCATCTTTGTATTTGGATTTGCAATCCTACTGACACTAGGAATGGAATTCACTTGGCCTGTAAGGAATAGAACATGAGTAGCACTGACCAGTATCTTGGTAATCCTAATCTAAAGAAAGCAAATACGGCATTAGATTTCACTCCTGATGAAGTTCAGGAAGTTATTAAATGCTCTGAAGATCCTGTATATTTCATCAAAAAATATATCAAGATTGTTTCTTTGGATAAAGGTTTGATTCCCTTTGACATGTATCATTTCCAAGAGGAAATGGTGCAAAAGTTTCACGATAACAGATTTAATATCGCAAAACTACCACGACAGTCTGGTAAGTCTACCATCGTTACTTCATACCTTTTATGGTATGTCCTCTTCAATGATAATGTCAACGTAGCAATTCTTGCTAACAAAGCAGCGACTGCTCGTGAGATGTTACAGCGTCTACAATTGTCTTATGAAAACCTCCCCAAGTGGCTCCAGCAAGGTATCCTCCAGTGGAACAGGGGCAGTCTGGAATTGGAAAACGGAAGTAAAATCATGGCTGCATCTACTTCTGCTTCTGCTGTCAGGGGTATGTCTTTTAACGTCATTTTTCTGGACGAATTCGCGTTCATTCCGAATCATATTGCTGACCAGTTCTTTAGTTCTGTTTATCCTACTATCTCGTCTGGTAAGTCTACCAAAGTTATTATCATCTCTACCCCTCACGGGATGAACATGTTCTACAAACTCTGGCATGATGCGGAGCGTGGAACAAATGAATATATTCCAACAGAAGTTCACTGGTCTGAAGTGCCTGGTAGGGACGATGTATGGAAAGAACAAACGATCAAGAACACATCAGAACAACAGTTCCGAGTTGAGTTTGAATGTGAATTCCTTGGATCTGTTGATACACTAATTAGTCCTAGTAAACTGAGGATTATGCCATATCATGATCCCATGAAAGAAAATAGAGGTCTTGCAATTTTTGAACAGTCTATACCAGACCATAATTATGTAATTACTGTTGACGTTTCTCGTGGAGTTGGAAACGATTACTCAGCATTTTGTGTTATGGATACAACCACTATTCCATATAAAATGGTGGCACGATATAGAAATAATGAAATCAAACCAATCATCTTACCCAACATTGTTGTTGATGTAGCGAAGAACTATAATAATGCATACATCTTATGTGAGGTAAATGATATTGGTGGGCAGGTTGCGGATATTATTCAGTTTGATTTGGAATATGAGAATCTACTCATGGCAGCAATGCGCGGACGTGCGGGACAACAATTGGGTCAAGGATTCTCTGGTAAGAAGACTCAACTGGGTGTTAAAATGTCCACTGCAGTAAAGCAAGTCGGTTGTTCTAATCTCAAAGCATTAATTGAGGATGATAAACTCATTATAAATGATTACGATACTATTGCAGAACTAACAACTTTTATCGCAAAGGGGCAAACGTTCCAAGCGGAAGAAGGATGTAATGATGACCTTGCCATGTGTTTGGTTATTTTTGCATGGATGGCAATGCAGACTTACTTCAAAGAGATGCATGATAATGATGTTCGTCAACGCATCTACGATGATCAAAGAGAATCTATTGAACAGGATATGGCTCCGTTCGGATTCATCAATGATGGATTAGAAGATGAATATTTTGCAGATGCACAAGGGGACGTTTGGCAGGTCGCGGAATACGGAGATAAATCATATATGTGGGAGTTTAGGTAAGGTTTCAAAAATATAAATAATCCTAGACATCCGATGTTGGAACACTCTAGGAGAATTTAAACATGGCAGCCAATCAATTATCGCCAGGTGTAGTTATTCAGGAAAGGGACCTGACAACTATCACTACTTTATCAACCGCAAACATTGGTGTGCTTGCTGCACCTTTTGAGCTTGGACCTGTAGAACAGGTTGTAGAGATTTCGTCTGAAAGAGATCTTGCTGATCGTTTCGGTAAGCCCAATGATAATAACTACGAGTATTGGTTTACTGCTGCTCAGTTCTTGAGCTACGGTGGTCTTCTTAAGACTATCCGCGTAGACGCTGCGGCTCTTAAGAATTCAGTTGATGGTGGCACTGCTCCTAAGATTAAAAATCTTCAAGACTACGAAACTACCTACGAAAGTTCCAACTCCAACACATTTAAGTTTGCTGCTAGAACTCCTGGTGCTCTTGGTAACTCCATCGGTATCTTTGTAACCGATTCGGGTGCTGACCAAATTGCTGTTCTTCCCGCACCTGCTTCAGGTAACGAGTGGGAATTTGTTGCTGATGAGGCAGTTACTGCTGCATCGGGTGCTGCTGGTAAAGTCTTCAAGTATAGCATCGTTCTTACTGTAGATACTGTTGTCGGTGACTTCACTCCTGGCACTTCTACAACTATCAATATTGGTGGTTCTAATGAAGCAGTAACCGTTCTTGCTTGGGATCCTGCAAACAAGAAACTTGAAATTGCACTTCCTTCTGGTGGTGTTACTGGTATCCTTGCAGATGATCAGGCAATCACTCAGGGTAGCAACACTGCTGCAATCAATGCGACCATCGAGCGTCGTCTTTATATCGCTCTGGATAAGTCTAGCGTAGAATTTGCTGCTACCGACTCTATTCAAGATACTAACTCTAACGCTGTTGCAGTATCTTCTGTTCGTTCTGAGTATGCTGAGCGTGAGTATCTGCCTGGTCAAAAGTGGATTAACGTTGCTCCTCGTCCCGAAACTTCCCTGTTTGCAAACAATTCAGGCGGTCACCGCGACGAACTTCATATCTTAGTCATCGACGTTGATGGTAAGATCACTGGAACAACTGGTGCAGTTCTTGAGCGTTTCATCGGTGTTTCTAAGGCATCTGATGCTAAGACTTCCGTTGGTGAAACTAATTTCTATAAAGAAGTTGTCAAGCAAAAGTCCAGTTATATCTTCTGGGGTAGTCACGAGACTGGCGTATTTAACGCAACTGCAACTCCCGCTGATGGTAACTGGGGTCAGAGTTCTGATCGCCAATTCAACCTGCTTCGCTCTGCTGCTGGTTCTACTTCTTATCCCGAAGGTCGCACCACTGTAGGTTCTAAGAACAACGCTACTTTCTACTATCGTCTCACCTCTGGTGTTGACTATACTGCTAGTGGTGGTAACTACGCCATTACCAACACCGATCTTGCAACTGCATACGAACTGGTCGAAGATCCCGAATCCCAAACCGTTGATTTCATCCTCACTGGTCCTTCTGGTGCTGATGATTCCGCTGCAATCGCTAAAGTAACTTCTTTGGTTAACATTGCTGAAGAGCGTCGCGACTGCATGGTATTTGTTTCTCCCCGTCGTGGCAACGTAATCGGTGTTTCCAACACAGGCACTGCTACTGATAACATCGTTAATTTCTTTGATCAACTGCCTAGTTCTTCTTACATGGCATTTGATTCTGGTTACAAGTATATCTACGACAAGTATAACGACGTTTATCGCTACGTTCCTTGCAACGGTGACGTTGCTGGTCTCTGCTTGCAAACCACTGAAGTTTCCGAACCTTGGTTCTCCCCTGCTGGTTTCCAGCGTGGTGTTCTGAGAAATGCTATCAAACTGGCATTTACTCCTACTAAGACCCAGCGTGATCGTCTGTATGCAAACAGAATCAACCCGATCGTATCGTTCCCTGGTCAAGGTGTCGTCCTCTTTGGTGACAAGACTGCACTTGGTTTCGCATCCGCATTCGACAGAATCAACGTCCGTCGTTTGTTCCTCACCATCGAGCGTGTCATCAGTGGTGCTGCTAAGGCACAACTGTTCGAGCAAAACGATGAAGCACAGCGTTCACTCTTCCTGAACATCGTCGAACCTTATCTTCGCGATGTCCAAGGTCGTAGAGGTGTTACTGACTTCCTCGTCAAGTGTGATGGTCAAAACAACCCACCCGAAGCAGTTGATCGTGGTGAGTTCTATGCTGAGATCTTCGTCAAGCCCACACGCACTATCAACTACATTACTCTGACTTTCGTAGCAACTCGTTCTGGCGTTGCATTCAGCGAAGTCGCTGGCTGATAAATACAAGTGTGTCTTTCGTGCGGCACACTCTACAATCGGAACACCCAAAGAGACCTTACGAGGTCTCTTTTTTTGTCTGAAAATATAGTTTTGTCTAAATATTAAAGACGGAAGACACCTAAAAACAATGGCAAAAAGAGGAACAATTGACGATTTTAAGGCAAATGTCGCTGGCGACTTTGCGCGTCCTAATCTATTCCAAGTTGATCTGGCTTTCCCCTCAGGTATTATTCAAAACGCTGACCTTGTAAATCTTGGTAAGTTCACTGTTCGTGCAGCGAATCTTCCCTCGTCTCAGATTGGTGTCATTGAAGTTCCCTTTAGAGGTCGCACCCTGAAGATTGCTGGTGATAGAACGTTTGAACCTTGGACAATCACCATCATGAACGATAGTGGATTTGCTCTGAGATCCGCGTTTGAACTGTGGGCATCTAGCATTCAAGCATATAACGAGAACTTCACTTCTGCTGCTGGTCTTGGCGATGCTGATGATGCAACTGGTTACTTTGCGGACATGAAGGTTCATCAACTGGCACGCGATGTCAAGAGTGGTAACAAACCTAAGGTCCTCAAGTCTTACAAGTTCTACAATATTTTCCCAAGCGCAATCGCTGCAATCGATCTGGATTACGGCAATAACGATGCTATTGAAGAGTTCACTGTGGAGATGCAGGTTCAGTATTGGACCCCGCTGAGTGCCAATGCGGATGACTGATAAATAGATCAGGATCAATAATCGTATAACATAATGTCGAATCAGCTCTTCGGATTTTCACTTGAAAGAGCGAAGAAGGTCCCCAAAGGACCTTCTTTTGTTCAAAAAGATTCAATGGATGGATCGCAACCTATTGTAGGTGGCGGTTACTATGGATATTCTGTCGATTTTGACGGAACTGTTCGTAATGATTATGAACTGATCACCCGTTATAGGGAGATGGTTCTCCAACCAGAATGTGATAGTGCAGTTGACGATATCGTCAATGAAACAATTTGTGGTAATTTTGATGATGTTCCAGTAGAGGTTGAACTCTCTAACTTGAAGGCGTCGGATAAAATCAAAAAATTAATCAGAGAAGAGTTTTCGGAGATTCTCCGATTGCTTGACTTTGATAATAGATCTTATGAGATCTTCCGTAGATGGTATGTCGATGGAAGACTATTCTACCATAAAGTAATCGATCCCCAAAATCCTAGGGGTGGTCTTACGGAACTTCGCTATATTGACCCCCGTAAGATTCGCAAGGTAACTGAGTATCAACAAAAACGTCCAGAAGAACTGCGTGGTGTTGATATTAATACTCAATTGACTCAGAAGTCGGCAGAGTATTATCTCTACAATCCAAAAGGTTTAAAGAACTCTACTAATCAGGGCATGAAAATTGCATCTGATTCTATCACTTATTGTCATTCTGGTATTCAGGATCTCAATAAGAACATGACTCTTAGTCACCTACATAAAGCAATCAAAGCAGTAAATCAACTGCGAATGATTGAGGATTCTCTGGTCATTTATCGTCTGTCCAGAGCTCCTGAGCGTAGAATTTTCTACATTGATGTTGGTAATCTTCCCAAGAATAAAGCAGAACAATATCTGCGTGAAGTCATGGGACGTTATCGCAACAAACTTGTATATGATGCTAACACGGGTGAAATTAAAGACGATAAAAAATTCATGTCCATGTTGGAAGACTTTTGGCTTCCGAGACGCGAGGGCGGGCGCGGGACTGAAATTACTACCCTCCCTGGCGGGCAAAACCTAGGTGAACTGGAAGACGTTAAGTATTTTCAGAAGAAGCTTTACAAAGCTTTGAATGTGCCCTCATCTAGGCTCGAAACTGAGACTACGTTTAACATCGGTCGCGCTGCTGAAATTACTAGGGACGAAGTTAAGTTCCAGAAATTTATTGCACGCCTCCGTAAGCGTTTCAGTGAACTGTTCATGGATCTTCTGAAAACTCAACTCATTCTCAAAGGCGTTATGTCTTTGGAAGAATGGGATGAGATGAAGGAACATGTTCAGTTCGACTTCATTGCGGATAACTACTTCACTGAACTGAAGGAGATTGAAATTCGTAATGAGCGTATGAACCAAGTTAACACTATGGATCCTTACGTCGGCAAATATTTCTCTATTGATTATATGCGCCGTCAGGTTCTTAAGCAAACTGACCAAGAGATCAAAGAAATTGACAAACAAATCGACTCTGAACGCGAAGCAGGTCTTATTATTGATCCAAATGCAGAGATGGATCCCGCTATGGATCCTAGCAATGCCCCACCAGCAGACGACATGTCCGCTCAAGAAGCTCCAGCGGTAGACGCGGGAGATGCAAAAAGAGGGGAATTCTAAATACTAAATAACAATGTGAGAGGATTATTATGCCTAGCGATATCGCACAACAAATTGTAAAACAAATTTTCGGAGACGAAAAGGCTGCTGCCATCGATTCCGTAAATGATGCTTTGAGTGCATCCGCATTTGACGCAATTCAAGCAAAGAAACTTGAGTTTGCAAAACAAATGGGATTTGATTTGGGTGATACAGGTCAAGATGCCGCCGATGAAGTAGCAGATAAACTTGCTACTGATGATAGCGGTCCCGAGGAAGTAGAAGTCCAAGGGCGCAAACCTGAAGATCCCCCTGCCGAAGAAGAACAACCAGAGGTAACAACCGATGAGACTGATAGCTGAAGAAATTACAACCGTCGATTTTCTCTGTGAAGAGAAAGAAGGCAAGAAAAATTACTTCATTGAAGGAGTATTCTTACAAGCGGAATTGAAAAACCGTAATGGAAGAATGTATCCTCAGAAAACTTTGGCACGCGAAGTTGCTAAATACGATGAGAACTACATTCAAAAAGGGCGTGCTCTTGGCGAATTAGGTCATCCTGATGGTCCTTCCATCAACCTTGATCGTGTTTCTCACAAGATCATGTCTCTTAAGGAAGACGGGAATAACTTTATCGGTAGAGCAAAGTTACTCGATACTCCTATGGGGCAAATCGCTAAAAACCTCCTCGATGAGGGTGTCAAGCTGGGTGTTTCATCTAGAGGCATGGGTTCTATCCGCAAGGAAGAGAACTGCAACGTTGTTATGGATGATTTCATTCTTGCTACTGCTGCTGATATTGTAGCAGATCCTTCCGCTCCTGATGCATTCGTCGATGGCATCATGGAAGGCAAAGAGTGGGTTTGGGATAATGGTATCCTGAAAGAGGCTGCAGTAGCAGAACTTAAGCAGGAAATCGACGAAGCAACTCTTATCAATCTACAGGAGCGTAAAATCTCCGCGTTTGAAGCATTTTTAAAGAGTTTGTAATTTATAAATAAACATAGACAACGCAAAGTATAACGGAGTTTTTACAAATGTCTGAGACCCTCGACAAAGAGTTAGATAATATGGAGCAAGTGGACGAAGGCTCTAACCCTGTCACCAAGAACGCTAAACCTGGCGATCCTATCGACACCTCTAAAGGTGGCGCTAAGAAGGTGATTGACGTAACCACTGATTCGGAAGAAGGTGCTAAAGGCACTAAGAACGCTGGATCTTCTGCTGCAGCTGCAGTAAGTAAGGCACCCGTTCCTTCCACTAAACCGAGTGGTGCATCCGCAAAAATGGAGGATACTGAGGATGGCGAAGAAGAAACAATCGCTGAAACCAAGTATGACTTTACTCAGGATGTTGACGCTCTTGTCGCTGGTGAAGAACTCTCAGAAGAATTCAGAGAGCGTGCAGCAACCCTCTTTGAAGCAGTAGTAACTGCTCGTGTTAACGATGAGGTTAAAGCGTTGCAAGAAGCTTTTGAAACCACTCTGACTGAAGAAGTCGAGAAGGTTCAAACAGAATTGGCTGAAAAAGTAGACGACTATTTGTCTTATGCTGCTGAGAACTGGATGAAGGAAAACGCTCTCCAGATCGAGCACGGCATCAAGACTGAGATGGCTGAGTCGTTCTTTAACGGTCTAAAAGGTCTCTTCATGGAGCACAATTTCAGTGTTCCTGAAGAAAAATTCAACCTGCTTGATGGTATGGCAGGTGAATTAGATGAAATGGAAACAAAGCTCAACGAACAAATCGACGCTAATGTCGCTCTTAACAAGCGTATTGGCGAGTTTGTTAAAATGGAAATTGTGAACGAATGCGCCGCTGGTCTCGCAGAGACTCAAAAGGAGAAGCTTGCTTCCCTGGCAGAGGGTGTTGAGTTTGAAACTGAAGAAGATTTTCGCAAGAAAGTCGAAACGATTAAGGAATCCTACTTCACAAGAAAGGCTGAAGTTGCAGCAGCAACTGAACCCACTGAAGAAGCTTCGGAACCCCTTGTCGAAGAAACAGTTAGCGGATCGATGTCGAAATATGTCGATGCTCTCGCTCGCTGGTCCAAATAATTAAAACTACTTACTTTTCGGAGATACAAATGTCTTTACAACAACTCCAGGAGAAGTGGGCACCCGTTCTGAGTCACGAGTCTCTTCCCGAGATCACAGATACTCATAAGCGCGGCGTTGTTGCACAACTCCTCGAAAACCAAGAAAGAGCACAAGCAGAAGAAGGTCAGATCCTGACTGAAACTCTGCAAACCACAGGTTATACTGGTAGCGACACAGCTACTGGCGCTACCGCAGGTTTCGACCCTGTTCTGATCTCCCTGATCAGACGCTCTATGCCCCAACTGATCGCCTATGATATTGCTGGCGTTCAACCGATGACTGGTCCTACTGGACTGATCTTCGCAATGAGAACTAACTACGGTTCTGAGCGTAGACCTGCTGAGTCTGGTTACGACGAAGCATTCTTCAACGAGCCTAACGCAGGTTTCTCTGGTGGTGGCGGCACTTCCTACGATCCTGGCGCTTCTAGCTCTGCTAACAACGATGCTGAGGGCACCAACCCTGCACTGCTGAACGATTCCCCTGCTGGAACCTATGAGCAGACTGCAGACGCAACTGGCATGACCACTGCAACTGTTGAAGGTCTCGACGACGCTACCTCTGGTTCTGAGTTCCGCGAGATGGGCTTCAGCATCGAGAAGGTTACTGTAACCGCTCGTGCTCGCGCTCTGAAAGCAGAATACAGCATCGAACTCGCACAAGACCTGAAGGCAATTCATGGTCTGGACGCCGAGCAAGAGCTCAGCAACATTCTCTCTACTGAGATCCTTGCTGAAATCAACCGCGAAGTTGTTAGAACTATCTACACCAACGCTGTTGCTGGCGCTCAGAACAACACTGCTACTGCTGGTAAGTTCGACCTCGATGTCGATTCCAACGGTCGCTGGTCTGTTGAGAAGTTCAAAGGTCTTCTGTTCCAGATTGAAAGAGATTGCAACGCAATCGGTCATCAGACTCGTCGCGGGAAGGGCAACATCCTGATCGCTTCTGCTGATGTCGTTTCTGCTCTCGGCATGGCAGGCGTTCTCGATTACGCTCCTGCTCTGGCTGGTAACAACGGTCTGATCCCCGATGACAACTCCAGCACTCTGGTCGGCACCCTGAACGGTCGCATCAAGGTCTACGTTGATCCTTATTCTGCTAACGTTGCTGATAAGCACTACTACGTTGCAGGTTATAAGGGCACTTCTCCTTATGACGCAGGTCTGTTCTATTGCCCCTACGTCCCCCTCCAGCAAGTTCGTGCAATCAACCCGAACACCTTCCAGCCCAAGATCGGCTTCAAGACTCGCTACGGCATGGTCTCGAACCCCTTCGCACAGGGTCTGACTCAGGGTTCTGGCGCACTGACCGCTAACTCCAACAAGTATTATCGTCGTGTCCAGGTTGCTAACCTGATGTGATGTCAGCCCTAATGGGCATACTTGAACTAAGGACCCTTCGGGGTCCTTTTTTATTGACTAGGCATAAATTATTGTTGCCTGTTATACAAAATGTCAGGGTTTCCATATAAGTAGTAATAGAATTATGAGAGGTGGAAAAATGATCCCAAACTCAACTTATATTATTGTTCCCAGTTATGGAGTGAGATCATGCACAATCTTTCCTCGCGCAATCAACTAAACGAGTGGCGTCATTTTGAAGATACTATAGACGAATTGACTGTCGAGAATCAAAAAATTAATGACTACTACGAGTGTTTGATTGAGTGCGATATCCAACACCAAAATCAATGTAAGAAAATTTGTAAGAGGTTACTACTATGAAATGAAACCTTATAAATAAAACTACCGTGTGAAGGAAGTGACTGGGGGGCAAAATCGCCCCTCTTTTTTTATGCTAAATAATTTTACTCTGACTCCTATATCATGGACTATAAACCATACTCACCAGAGTGGCATCGTAAAAGATACCTGAAAGAAGCAATCGACAAATACTTCGATGACTATGTGGACAACGAAGTCATCTATGAAGACATCATGAACATTCTAGGTGATAGAATGACTAGTGCGATCGATGAGGTCAATAAGGTTCTTGACTTAAAAGACAAACTGAAGACGAACTAACATGCTGTCAACTAAGTATCGACTCCGACTGGAGTCTATCTGTAGATGCATTGCAAATAAGGAACAAGTTCCTTTAGAAGATATGATCTGGGCAGAAAAACTTGCCAAGGCACATACACTTGCAAGAGACTGGTTAAACAAAGCACGTCGTCAAGCTGCTCAAGATATTCAAGAGGGTAGCATGGATGATTTTATGAATAAGATGGGATTAGGCGACCCCGACCCATCTAATTACAAAACGGGGTTTGAAGGTGCCGATGAAATTGTAGATTGGTTCCAAAGAGATAAACCTGACGACTGGAGACAACGTGATTGAAAAAATTACTCCTGAAACATATGAAAAAATGAACGAGGAGTTTGAAGAAGAAGGTCTTGCCTTCAGAATTAATGTTCCCACTCAAGAAGAAATAGACAAATGGCAAGCTGGTATAGCGAACAATTAACAAATAGAAACTTTCTTTCTCCAATTGGATTCTTGTTCTTATTGGACAAAGCAAAGAAGGTTTCTTTCTTGTGCCAGAAAGCGGAGATTCCCGAATTAACATTAGGGACAGTCGATATCCCAACGGCAGGTTTAGTTCGTATGCCAAGAGAAGGCAATGTCATCTATAATGTATTGTCACTAGACTTCATCGTAGATGAAGATCTAAGAAATTATATGGAGTTACACAATTGGATGCGTGCATTAGGAACTCCTCAGTATTACGATGAACGTAAAGACTGGAAAGATAAGTATGCAGAGTCTCCATCAGAAGATGTTAGATTCTCTGATGCAACGTTACAAGTTTTGAATAACAATAATAATGCAAACTTCGACGTTGTATTCAAAGACTTATTTCCTATTGCACTGTCAACTCTGGCATTTGATGTTTCTAGAACCGATAATGAGTTCATGATCGCGACAGCAACATTCCAATACACTCTGTATGAAATCAGAAATGTTAACAGTTCGACTAGAAGATGATAGAATGGAAACAACACATGCTTGATCATTATGTTCTCACTCCTGAAGAGAGAACACTTCTAAAAGAAGGACCCAAAAGTCTAGCACAAGCATGGCATTTACAAGCACTAAAGTATCGTTATGAATCTGGAAAGTCTACAAGACATGTGGAAGGTTGATTCCGTTCTGGATGATGACCTTCATGATAATGACTCCTTAGCAATCCCTCAACTTCATATGAAATATATGGAGTATCACAATACATATTCCCTCATGAAAAAAGAACGTGAGATGGAAATGAAAAGATTGCTAAAGGAAAAATGGATATACTACAAGGGTAAAGCACCCTCTGCTGTATATAAAGAGATGCCATTTGATCTCAAACTTACCACTAAGGAAGAGATCACAATGTTTATCGAAGCAGATACTGACATTCAAAAGTGTCAATATAAGATTGAATACATAGATCAAGTGCTCTTCTTCCTTGATGGGGTATTGCGGATGATCAACAACCGC